TCCTCTATCTGTAATATAATAGAACCCATCTCATCTACATCGTCTTTAGTTACATGACGTATCCCTTTAGATCTAGTGGCATTGTTCATAGCTATCAAAGCGTCTTCAAGTAAGCCGTAAAGTTCTCTGACTTCATCTACCCACTCTTGATAAAACACATCACTACTTGCCATTTAATCTCCTTTCCTTATATACAATGGAACTCTAATCCATCCTTTTTTCTCTAACAATATTTTTATTATATGGTTATAATTATATTTTTTCATAGTTCTCCTTTCTCTATATGCGGTGCTGCTAAACAACAGCACCGCTGCATCGAGTATGCCTGTTACGCTGCATACTTATCGATGATGCGTTGAGCCTCAGAGAAAAACTTATGAAGTTCTTGTAGTTCTCCATATTTCTTCCTCCATGTGTTCAAATCTCTAGCAGCCTGTTCCAATATCTGCCTTCGATAATCCTCATTGTCCAACGCTATATCCAGTGGAACGTAACTGCGCTCGGCGTTGTCGTCATCACCGTCTGACGTAGTTACTTTTACACTATGAAAAGCACGAACCGGTTCGTCTACATGCTGCGTGACGACCATGACTGAACCGATTAGCATCCTAGCTTCGTGCAATCGATGCTTCTCCGCAGCTGAAGCATCATCCCACGTGAAGCACGAGTGAAGTGGCGAACTCTTTCTTTCTGCCGCCTTCACAACTACATGTGGATTGAGGGTCCCGTGCTTATTAGATATCGCTTCAAGTTCTTCTCCAACAACTTGAGCGTCCACTGAATATTTTGTTTTACCGTTGTTCCTAAATTCATAGGACTGTATTATTCTTCTACGCAACTTTAACCTCCTTCTTTCTTTCGATCTTTGTTACGTTGGTTACTTTAAACATACCAAAGTTACCATTCTTTTGCGGTCTCCATTCTCCGACACCAGATGCAAACCCCGCTACATTAAACACGTTGATCAACTGTTCAATTGACCAGGCATTAGCATTGTATCGAACAGGAACGTCTGCCTGCCATTCTGTAAACTCACCTCTATATCTGAGGTCAGCTGCACCCATACCAACACGCACCATGTCTTCTCTCATCACAGGCTTACCTTGAATCTTAATTAAGTCACATGGAATGTGGAATGATCCACGAGCTGAGACTTTTGTAAGACCCTCAATGTGAGAGCAAGCGTTAACAGCTGCTGCCTTAAACGCAATAGCAGGGAAGCCATAGTCTTTACCGTTCGGCATCTGATATAAAGAATCTCTAAAACATTTTTCAGGATCCTTTGCTTCTCTACCAGCAGCTTTAGCTATCTTCATCTGCTTATCTCTTATTTCTTGTTTAGCCTTCTCAGACCATTTGTTACATATCAAAGGTGAGTCACCTTTTAATGTTATAATACAGTCCTGTAATACTACGCCTGGGACTGTGATGTTATCAGGCTCTTTTTTCTTGGTCATTTTTATTACCTCTTATTCTTTCTTCTGATTCTTTATCAACCAGATATTCTATGAAACCAGCAACAGATCTGTAATCTCGATCGGCCATGGTCTTTAGTTTTTTGTAGCTTTCTTTCTTGATAGCCACAGACTTATATCTTGATACATCTGTCATTACACCCACCCTAAGTGATGAACGAGCATAATGGCTATAATGCATCCTATGATTATACTAATCATTTCTCATCATCGTTCCTTTCCTCTTGTTCATACAAGATTAATTCAACCCATCCGGGTATTACATATTCCATAATAACCTCATTTCTATATTTCTTAACTAATTATATAATATCTCAAACTATATTGTCAAGTCCTAAAAAAATATTATTTATTGGTTGAAAAAAAAATTATTATATCCATATATATTATACCAGGTTATTGAATATGATCAGTTCAATATTGTGGCGGAATAATGGTTTTAACAGAGCCATAACGCACGGGGCGAAGTAGCTGACGGACAAGTGTTTGAGGCTATCAGCTTTGGTTCGAGTAGAATGTCAGGATGTCTATCTGTGTTTCGAAAGTTAAGGGTGAAACAACTAATCCCTTCAAATTACCTGGATCCAATCATACACGAGCATATCTAGAACACCCTTGTATGGTCATTTAAACAGGTTTTTTTTACTTAATTTCCCCCCAATTTGCACCAATTTCACAATCTACCTTAATTGGCACTTTGAGATCGACACACTCTACCATTTGCTTTTCAATCTTCTTTGCCTGGATCTCAGACTCAAAAGAGCAATCTAATTCGTCATGAACTTGTATGTGTGGGACTACTCCTTCTTTGTATAAATCTAATATAGCTTTCTTTGTCATGTCTGCTGCCGAGCCTTGTATTAATCTATTCAACGCTTTGTATGTAAACGCACGTTTAATATTTTTTCCGTGTTCCCTGGTCGCTTGTTCACGAGGCAATGGCTTATGTACGCCAAAGCTAGCAGGTTCCCATAAATCAAAACGACACTTACGTCCAAGTAAAGTTCTTACAAAACCATTCTCTTGTGCGGACTTAGAGGCCTGGTCCATGAGCTGTTTTACAAAAGGAACTCTACTATGATAAGTCTTAAATAGTTCATCAGCTTGTTCGTCATTCAAGCCCAACTGACTTTTCAACTTACCTTTACCCATACCATAGAACAAACCTAAGTTAACAGTTTTAGCTATCTTACGATCAATGTTAGCCATCTCTGCAACTGTCCCGTGAAAGTCCAAGTCATTGTTATAACCATCAATGACTTTATCAGCACCATCCAAACCATTCCTGGTTATAGCGGCGTAATGAGCAACTAGCCGTGGTTCTTGCTGATTGTAGTCGAAACAACCCCACGTGGCTCCTTCTTCAGGTATAAATAAACTTCTAATCATTGGTCCTATCTTTTCATGCCTAGCAGGTATCTGCTGGAGATTAGGATTAGACATAGAGAAACGACCGGTGACAGTGCCACCCTGATCTGATCTCATCTGATGTATTTCAGCATGTATCCTACCTTTGTGTTGATGCTTCATGATAGTATCAATAAAAGTTGTCCTGGCCTTGTTTATCTCACGAGCCTGAACAACTAACTTAGCCAGCTTGCTAGGATGTGTGCCTAAAAAATTTTTATCAAACTTAGGCTCCTTTGCTTTTGCTGTCTTCTCATAAGGTATGTCCATGGAGTCAAAAGCTTTTGCAATTGAACGTGCTGCCCACAAGTCAACAGAAACCCCTGAGATGTTTTGGATAGAGGAAACAAGAAGATTCTCTTCTTGTAAGAGTTTCTCTTTTATCTGAGCAGCACGGTCGGTGTCTATGCGGACACCTCTCCACTTCATCTCGATTAAAGCCGGAAGTATATTCGTCTCTAATGAGAATATGGAAACTAAATCTTGTTTGTATATCTCTGATTCTAGGCGACCCCAAAGCTTAAGCGTGAGCTCTGCATCTTGTTCAGCATATGGACCAACGAACTGAGCG